AAGTTTCAAAGCCTCATTGATTACTTGAGAGATCTCATCAAAAGAAGATTTTTCAAGAAGTTTTACAGATCTAAGCATAGCTCCCTTAAGCTTTTGCTTCTTACAGAAGTCAAGAGCAGTAGCTTTAATATATTCTGCATCTCCAACTTCATCACGATAGATTCTAGCAAAGAAACTTCTTATTTGCTGTTGCACTGACTCAAGTTCACCTGCCAGTTCTGATCTTATGACTGTTTTCATAATATCTTCGCTTGGGTGAACCCCAAACTTGTCTCTATAATTCTGTACCAATTTTACAAAGCTTTGAAGATATTTCAACTCTAGAAAGTTTATGTCGATAACCTCATACATCTGATCCGCAAAGGGACGATCAATGAGCATCAAATGACACAAGCTTTCTTGGAAATCTTTACCGTATTGGCTAAAGTCTTCCTTTGACATAAATTCCTCCGATGTTTTTTAATATACCACGTTACGAAGAATCTGTCAAGCTTTACTTGTAATTCTTTTGCAAATAGCAAAGATGTCTGATGTATTCCAATTTCCGAAGCCATCTTCTTTCATTCTCTTGATCACTTCAGTTTTGTTAAATTGAGGCTCAAAATTATCTAAAGCATGTTGTATCTTATTCTTAGTTTGGATAGAGATAGCCGGTGAATACAATTGCATAATTTTGTAGTTATCTTGAATACGGCTCTTGCTTTCTAAGATTGATGAAAAAGCTTTTAGACCCGTATTGTCATTTTCGCAATACTCATATAGTTCGTCGAATGTTACCGACTCTTCTCCTGCAAAGAAAGCCATCTTTTTAGCAATCGTCTTCAATCCGACTCCACGAACACCCTCTAGGTTATCTGAAGTATCTCCAGCGATGGCGCGGGCCATTGCAAAGTTAGTTGGGTGAATACCAAACTCTTCAAGGATTCTAGGCTTATTGACAAAAGCTTTTTGAATGGGCCTGTAAAGCACGGTCTCATCATCACACAACTGGAAGAAATCTTTATCGCTGGAAACGATAATCTTTTGCCATCCCTTGTACTTGCGATTCTGAACTACATAAGAAATTACATCGTCTGCTTCGATACCATCACTGACAATCTGGATGAAAGGCATCTCGTTTAACATCTCCATTAAACGAATCTGCTGCCAAACCTTATTTTGCATCTCTTGGTCTTCCGTCAAGGTGCGTACAGCACGATTGAGACGAATAGGCTTGCGGCCTTCTTTATAATTCTTGTTTGTAGCTTTTCTTTTTTGAGAGCCACCAGCGCCATCCCATGCAATTACCACTTCATCTGGCTTCATTTCTCTGCATAGTTTTTGAAGGATTTTCATGAAACCTTTGTATCCACCGATTGGATGCCCGTTTTCAGAAAGGCTGGGGTCTACAATATAAGCCCTGAAGTATGCGTTCAAGGCATCTACCACCATTAGTCTTTTAGTCATCTTTACTCCGAGTCAGATGTTTTCTTTGCTATTGTTTGGACCATGAAACCAACATAGTCTTTTATTATTTGCTCTCTCTTTTCACTTGGAGATATTAACCAACTCCAAACCCAAGTTCCTTTTCTAGAATCTATTTCAGATTTAATTTCTTCTATCTTCTTTTCAAACATTAAGATGTCTTGAAATGATATATCTGGTATTTCTATGGATAATTCCGCAGCAATTATGTGCAATTTCAATAAATTATCTTCGTCTTTTGCATCGGTTGCATCTCTAAAAAGCTTTTCTTTAGCTGCTCGCTCTTCACCCTCTAGTTTTCCTAGCTTGTCTGGATGAGTCTGTGTTGCTATTTTACGAAATAGTTTCTCGACTGGCTTGCTTGCTTTAATCTTCTTTGCAGATTCTTGCTCTATTTCCGATTCTTGCTTTGCATATTTTTCTGCTGCTGATTTTTCTCCATAGAATACTTTCTCAAGTCCAAGGTCTTTAATAGCAGATCTGCATTTAGATTCAAATTCTGCCGTACCTTTTTGTAGAATTGAGTTATGGTAGTGAAGATCCGCTTCTAAAAACTTAAGCTCATAGACCAGCTTGTCATATTTAACTTTTAGAAACGAATCTTCCATACTACCAATTAGTCTGCTGCTTCTTCAGAATCATAGAAATCAGAGGCATTTCCTTGACGTGTATCAAATTTTCGGATAACTTCCTCATCCATAATCTTATACACTTGTTGTCGGAACTTATCACTCTGCATCTTTTCAACCCACTTTGAGGCTTGGAACTTTTCTGTTGTACCGTCGTCGAAGACCATTGTATACCAAGCTCCAGAGCGAAGGATTCTATCAGAACCACTTACAGCATCAAAAAGAGATTCATCATCTTGAATGGCTACTGTGTCTCCACCCCAAAGAATTCTGAAATTACAGTTTCTTCCTGCTGTTCCAAAACGTGATTTCTCAAGCTTGACTTTCACTTCCGAACCAATACGGAACCCATTCTGATCAAGTACGAAGCTGGCCTTGGCTTTTCGTCCGGTTAGCCAAATTCGAAGTGAATAAGAGTATGGTAAAGTTTTTCCGCCCGGAGTCACATATGGAGTAGTCAACGCTTCGGATGGGCTGCGAGTGATATTGGCCTTGAGTTGATTGAGTACCAAAAGTGTACAGTTTGCATTTGCAAGTGGCAATACTAATTTTGACATACCTTTTGATAAGATTCTTGCCTTGACCGCCATAGAAGATTGAGGATTGAAGTCTCCCTCAATATCAGAAATTGCAGGTGTTAGTGCCAAGGAATCCCAAACAAACAGAAATTGGTTCCCTACTGACAATAGTTCCTCAATTGTCTCTAAAACAAATTCTACACTTTGTGCCTGAATATACAGCAGGTTTTCCAAATCACAACCAGCATTCTCTAGAAACGAAGGGTCAATAGCTGATTCAGAATCGAAGTAAACTACATCCATGCCCATCTTTTGAGCGTTTGCTGCGATTTGTGCTGCCATATATGATTTACCAGTTGCCTCCAAACCAGCGATTTCTGTAATCTTTGATACTGGAATACCTGCATATCTGCCCTTGCAAATAATTGAGTCCAACCAACGAGAGCCAGTAGGGATCCACTGTGTTACCTCTGTTGGATTTTCTTCGTTCAAGTCATGAGCTACGTCCATGCCCGCTTTCTTATTAATTGATTTTCTAATGTCTGCCAAAGATACTTTTCCAGCAGATGGTTTTTGTTTTTTTGCCATGTTTTCTCCTTAAATAAAAAGCCCCCCAAATAGGGGGGCGGCGCGAATTAGTATGTAAATTCGTCTTCGTATGCAAAGTCAACTTCAAGAGGCAAATCTTGTGCTAATAACTGCATTGGAAGCTGGTTCAAGTGCTTTTTCATCAAAGCATCAACTGTGCTCTTAATTCCCCTGCGAGAGAAAGGTTCGCCGATTGTTTCCAGCTGGCCGTGAAAATATTGCTGCTTTGGAATATCATCGCCTTTGGCCTTCTCGTCTTTCGAATGCTGCTGCTTTGAGAGATGTCGCTCTTCTTTTAAAACAACATCAACCAACTCAACAAACTCTGGCATATCAGCATTCTTGATTGTGTGCCCATTGTCATGAACCCACTCAAAAACTGATAAAAATGCCCAGATTTTCCACTTAAGCAGTTTGCCATTTCCAAGCTTTTTCAATTCAGGAGCTGCCATATTCAGGCTTCCCACAATATCATTAACTCGGTCGCATGCAGATATATCATATGGAAAACGAGTATCATTCGGAGTGATTGATTCGCCACACTCAAACAATTTATCTAAATTTTTCTTAGTCTTGATAGATGCTTTGCTGGCATCAAAAAGAGACGAGACTGCACTGCTCTTGAAAACACCGCCCAGATATAGACTGAAAATAGAATAAAGTTCGCGGTCGTCCATTCGGTTGGAAAACTTCTTGTATTCATCCTTGCTCATGCAAGACTTAAACAAATTACTGTGCTTGCTGGCTTGCTGACGAATCCAGTTTGCGAACCATGTTTGGTAAGAATTTCTCCACTCCATCGCATTTAAATTATCGCTACTATTTAAGTCTCGGAATTCTGCCGCGAGTTCAGGATATGTGTATCCAGTATAGATGGTTACGGGAATCTTTGTTCCTGTCAAAAACTGCTGACGGACTGTCGGTTCAAAGTCTTTTAAGAGACAGTTTGATAAACTATACGTTTCTCCTGTTAGAGAACATTTATAAGTGGTGTCTCCCATAGTTAAGTCAGTACCCTTCTGAATAAACTCTTGCATTGTTAAAGAGCGGTTTTGTCCGTCCAAGCTAATGTACTTATAGCCCCACTTTAAAAGCTCTTCAAACTTTGAGACTGAAAGTTGACAATCAACAGACTTTGAATAAGCCAAACAGCTTTCGATACACGCAATAGTGATCGGTGTGCCCGACTTAATATTCATGACTGCCTTGTTCCAAGATCGGCGACGTGCGCGATTCCAAACAAAATTACGTTGAAAATCACGATCAATGTAGACAGTTGGGATAACTTTTACTTCAAATCCCTTACTATGCATTACATTAATACACCGATCTTCTCCATCGCATTGTAGATGGGAATGCGAATAACCCACAATATAATTATAATAGCTTTCTGTTGTTGTTTTAAAATCTGCCATGTTTACCTCCTATGTTAAATGGTATTTGAATCATAAGACTTACAAGCGTCTACAAATTCAAAATGGCATTGGTTAGTTGAGTGCCACTATCCCTGCACTCTCTAGGGAAAATGTTTTAGTATCCTTCTTGTTTATAATATTATTATAACATAACATGTGATTGCCGTCAAGCAAAAAATAAAATAATTTGAAATAAAAGTGAGGCATCTATAAACCCATGCCTCCCTGCGGTCACAACGCGCATGTTATTAGGTAGCGATTTCCCCATCGGTTGAAGTGGTTGTGGTAGTTGTCGTTGTGGTTACTTCTACCAATTCAATTTCAAATTGCAGAGTTTGTCCTGCGAGTGGATGATTCAAGTCGATAGTTACAGTATCTTCTTGTTGCTCTGTGAGTCGTCCGATAAGGGTCCGACCATCAGGAGTCTTAAGTGGAACAGGCATGCCCTCCACCAAGTCTAGACCTTCTGGGAAACCAGACTTAGGGAATGTGGTTTGTGCTTCTGGATTCACATCTCCGTAGGCTTGGTCTGGAGTAAGAGTGACTGTAACAGTCTCTCCCACTGTCATTCCATCTACAGCATCATTGAAACCAGAAATCATTTGGCCAGAGCCTACCGTAAAGGTAATTGGTTCTCCGCGAGTTCGTGAGTTATCAAACTCACTCCCATCTTCGAGGGTACCTCGATAATGTACGGTTGCGTTTGCACCTGCTGTTGCAGTTGTAAGTGTCGTTGTGTTTTCTGTTGTCATTACTTTCCTCTTGGAATTAAAAAAGATGAGACATCTATGAACCCATGCCTCCCTGCGGTCGGAGATATTCCTAGTTTCCTGTTAACTCATTGAATGCAGCTAGGACATCAGGAGTGCCCTCGTTTACCACCAATTCTGACCCTGCTCCATCAGACTGGCCTTCTCCTTCTAGAGAAGAAATAAAGCCATCCAAAGCCTGTTGAACTTCTTCTTGACTTTTCATTTGGAAAAGGTTGTCGAAGTTTGGAACATTGTCCAAAAGACGAGTACATTCCTCATCTCCTCCAACTGCCTCATCGCACAATGGACTTGTTCGTCGGCGGGGTGTAAGCGTCGTTTTAGGATAACTTGCTCCCGGTGGCTTACCATAAGTGAGAGTTAGATCTGTACCTGCATCAACATCTGTGATGTCGCCGTATTCAGGATTAAGAACCAAGTTAAGAAGTGAAGTATAGGCTTCTTTTCCATAACCCCACACGCGAATACCTTCTGATTCCTCGCCTCGTACAAGGACAGGAGAGAAGAATCGCTGACGAGGAGACATATCCTTCGCCATCTTCATGGTGTCTTGGTCTTGAGTTTCGTTAAATTCTTTCCAGAGCTGATCTTTGAAGTCGCAGATTGGACAATCATCTCCGTGGTTTTTCTTAGGACAAAGAAGACCACCTCGTTGGTCTGGTCCTAGATTGTAGTGAAACCAATAGTCTTTGAACGGGTCGCCGTCCTGTGTTGGAACAATTCGAATTGCTTGTGTTCCGTCTTTTGGTCGCCAGAATGATCCTCCAGCTTTACCATTGTTTTTTACATTATCGAGACGTGCTCGGATTTTTGCGATGTCTAATGCCATCTTTTCTCTCCTTTGGGTTAGTTGTGCCGATATTGGCTATAGTCAGGGTGACAAATATCTCACCCTGCTGGTTTGGTGTTAATAAAGTGAATAATTTAGTTCTGAATATTAGGCGTTCTTTCTATGACGTATCCTATATCATATTCATAATCTGTGGGATAAATTGCATATGAGATATTTACATTCTCTTCTTTTTTAGACTCAATTTGTTTCTTAATTTTATTCATGAGTTTTTTGTCGGTCTTTAACTTTTCTTCGTTTACTCCATAAATATAACACTTATTTCGACTGTTGTCAAGGGAAAAAAACATTTTTTCTTCATTTTTTTGAGTATCAAAGATTCCGACTGTATAAATTCGATGTGTGTCCTTTGCTTTTGGGATTGACCCAGAGACTGCCTTGTTGTTATTAAAGAAGTTTATCATGTGCAAGGAAGGGACAAGAAGCTCATTTAGTGTATCAAAATACCCAATCACTGGCGCTCCGCCTACAATATTATCCAATGCGCTGTTTGATACCAAACAAACCTTTTCAAACATACCAGATCTGGCATATTCTTGAATAACATTTCTTACTAGTCTCTCTTGCATCTTCTGTGTGTCGTCCAACATTTCTAAGTCTGGCTGAATATATAAAATTGAAGTTGGTAATCTTTTTATGGTCTCAAGGATTCTTAGCGATCCACATGAGATTTTTCCAGATCCACCAATGATAAAAAGGGTTTCCCCTTTTACTCCCTTGAAAAATGCTTTTATCTTGGGATAATCATAAGCTTCATATTCTTCAGCTGTCTCAAGTATAGGTACATTATAGCACCCTTTACCCTCGTTGTCAACATTTATTTTAAAAATTTTATATTGTGAGTACTGCGAGAAACATTCTGCAATATTGCAGCCAGCATCGCCAAGACCAATAATATTCATTTAAACCTCTAATTTCTTAAGATTGCCGAAGTTCGTTCCGACACTTACATTTACCTTGAACTTTCCAAGCCCTGTGTTGGAAAATAGTTCTACGATTTCTCCGAGTCTTTCCTTGTCTTCGATTGAGAAGTCCAATACAACAGAATCATGGATCGGAAAAGCAACATAAGATTTACAGCCCTCTAAATAATTAGATAGCTTAATCATTTGTCTCAATACATTTTCTGCACAAGTTGACTGAATAATATAATTAAGTGCTGTTCTTTTCTCTGATGGGATAACTTTGTTCCAAAAGGTTGTCACTTGGCCCTGATTGAAGTACTTTTGTACCACAGACTCTCTCCCATATGCGTGCTCACAAAGAGAATCGTGACTTTCAGGATTGTAAAGCCAAGCAAAAATTCTTTTCTTTGCCTCGTCTCTGGTTACGTTGCCCTTGAAAACATTCTGAATATTCCATTCATGCATATCTTCTTGGGGCTGTTGTCTCCCTTGCAATGACAAGAGCGTTCTTAATTCGGCAGCGTTAAAGTCTAGTTCGACAAAGTAATCGTTCTTTGGCTCTATAACTTGTCGGAATTCCTTATCCATTGTCAGGATCGGAAAACTCTTTGGCTCTGTTGTTAATCTTCCTGTCTTTGTTCCCCAAATATTAAATTTACAATAATGTTCAACAGAGTTCAGCTTTTTCAGGAACTTGCGATGCTTTACTTTATAGAGAGAAAGATTCTTTTTATTGATATTCAATTTTGTATGTCTGATCTCTTCAATTACTTGTGTTAAAGATACGAGATATTCGTAGTTATCTGGCCTTTCATATGTCTCAAATACGTGCTCACAGATAAGATCTTTTACATAACAAAGCTCCAAAAGAAACTTTTTAGGCACTAAATCAAAAAAACAGCTCTCATTTAGCGATACTCGCGATGTGGTAAAAGATTTGATAAATGCCTTCAGTCTTTTTGAAACTCTCTCCCAGCGTTCTTCTAGAGCCTCTGGACAGGCTTTCTCAAGTGACAATCCGCCACAATAAATCTTAGCATATTCAATCTCCTTGTTTTTAAGAAATGCTGAATATCCCCATGTCCTAGATAAACTTGTGGGTAGCTCTCCGTCGAAGGAAAGTTCGCCAGACTGATAGAATCCAACGCATTCTTTTTTGTCATCAAGAGTTTGAAATAACAAAGAGTCCTCAATAAATCTTTTCTGTTGCTTTCTTTATTAGTATTTTAACATATTCATCAAATTTGTCAAGTGGAAAATTACTATTTTTTAAGAATTCTCTTCTGACAAGGTTATATGTTGTAGATCCTTCGAGATAAAGTGGAGAATCAAACTTGGATTTGATGTATTCAATTGACTGTCCCGGAGAGAGATCTATTGCATTAAAAACAATTTTCTCTAATTCATTGGGGCTATAAATATTATCACTCTCTTTGTTCTTTATGAGAACGTATTTCTTAATCCAATATGGCGTACCAAAGACTTCTGATATAACATAATCTTTATCTAGCTTTTCTCTTTTGAACTCACATGCCCCTTCTTTTCTGATCGGCCTCACATCAACAAAAGTGTTATACCCAATGACGATGGAGGATATGATATAGTCAATATCTTCGATACTTATTTCATAAAAATATCTGGAGAGATATGCATCAACGGGACTCTCTGTTTTGCCTCTTAATAGTTTATCTCGGTTGACAGGAGATGATAAGTCATAATTCAATCTCCAAGGTATGTTCTTGTCTATCAGAAATCCGAAATTAACTGCCGCCTCTCTGTAGAACTCAAAGTTAAGAGAATCAAGGAAGATTTCTTTTTGAGAATCATCTGAAGGGTCCAAGTCTGAAATCTCTAAGCTAAGTCCTGATGATAGTGACGACACTTCTGGTGATAAATAATATGCCGAACGAGTCAGGAAAGGTACTGTTGTTGACTCGAAGAATCTTTTAAAGAACATTTTTGCATATACCTTAATATCAATGATGTCGTTTGATTTTTCATTCTTTAATATAAAAGAGTTAAAATCTTCCATTATATTTGTAATGTATATATTGTATTGTGTATCAGCATTTACAAAAGCTTTTTTTACAACAGGGACATTCAAGTATGGATCATCAGCTATATAGCCTGTGCTTGATCTTTGGACAAAAAGCCTTTTCATATCTCTGTATGCCTCTATTACTTCTGGCAATGCGAAGAAAGTCTGATCTCCATCAACAAAAGATTCAAGAGTTACCTTCTTAACTGATATGGGATTAAGCCTTGTATTGACTTTTCCATATAAAAGATTCTCTCTTTCCCAATAATTCTTTATTCCCTTGAAGTCAACAAATAATTCATCGCTTCCCTTCGGAAGAAGAAAGTCGGCATCGTACAATATTCTTTCTGTGAATAACTTCTTTATATTCGTGGAGTTGTCTGCCATTTATTTTTCTTCCTTCTTTAGGTTGGTCACTTTGTTACCAGAAGATACATATGTTGCCTTCAATTGTGTAGAGAAAACGCCATCAGATATGGTGTTTGTAACATTTCTGATGATATGGTAGCCTCCAAGACCCATAATATTGAAAACAGAACCCTTTATCCATGGACGACCACCGTCACCAATAGAATTTGATGGATTGACATAAACCAAAGATCCCGGATAAAACATTGTGTTACCAAACATTGAGATATCGGCATTGTATACGTTGTATAAAACGGCATAAGGTGATGAACCCTCTGCAATTCTTTGTGTCCTAAGCCCTTCAATATCAGTTTTCTCGAAATTGATAGTCTTTACAATGGAATCTGCGCCGCCAAAAGAGAAATGGTAGATTCTATTTTCTTCCTGATCTTTCTTTTTGGATAAATAATAGTTTTTTGGATCTGGTAACTGCCTGTCTAGGCCGTTAAGGGGAGAGCTATAAACAACTAAGTAAGAGAAGTTAACTCCCTCTGATAACTTGGACTTTACTGCGGTCTTGTTTTGTCGACCAATAAGTTTATCTTTTGTTGTTATAAAAGTTGTCTTATATTCCCTATTAGATGAATTGTACTGACGGGCATATTCTTCAATCTTGCTCTCCATGATCCTAAGCATTAAGTTTTTGATGAAAACGTTTAGAGGCACAGTCTCTTTTTTAGGCTCAATTACCTCTGTGTCTAAAAAGTTTGCCAATAGCCTAACATCAACTGGTATATCGTACATGTTAACCTCTGTGCCTGATAGTTCAATGTTTGTAAACGCGGCGAGCTGAGTATTGGCCAAGAAATCAGGTCCACCAAGTGCCTTGATTTTTTCTTTTGTTAATGCGTTTTCCATAGCTGCTTCAATAATAGAGCCAAAATAAGTGAAATATATTTGCTCACTTTCCTCTGATGGGTCTTCTTGGATACTTAAGACCTTTTGAGATATGTCTTCTGTCAAGGTTGCTTGATTTTTTACTTCCAATTGTTTTAATATAGCATTGGTAACACCAAGATTGACTCCTTGAAATACCAATATATCTGCTAACGTTGGCTCTATTTTAAATATCTTATTATTATTTACCAATGTTTTAAAAATCTCTGTTCTTGACTGTTCTCCAGCTTTCTGCTTTACCCTAGTTAGTTCTGAAGTCTTGGTCTCGATATCGGAAGAAAGGTCTTTTCCGCCAATCTTATCTTGCTCTGCTTTCAGTTCATCAATCTCTTTTGTGATCTTCTGTATTTCTTTGCAAGCTTCTAAGTCTGGAGCTATAGCATTTACTGTTCTAGACTTCATCATTTTTTCATAAGAAGAATGATATTCTATATCTAGCGTGAAATGTCCTGCCCCAGAATCATCAAAATTTATACTATGTTCAACGATGCTCAAGAGAAGAGTTTGCTTGTTGGCTTCGATGGCTTCTAGTTCCTCGCTTGTAAATTCAGAAGTTTGAGGGTTCGCCCATCCGACTTCTATGGCTATATAATTAATATTGTTCTCATCAAGCAAATTTAACTGGCCAGCTTCTTCTTTATCTTTCTTGTCCTGAGCTGCTCTATCTCTTGCTTCTAAAATCAGATC